AAGGGAACATATTGCCAGGTACGATAAATTATAATACGGTGCTAGCCATGTATATAACAGGTGTCGGAACGATAACAATATACTTAGAAAACAGAAAGACTCTAGTAGAAATACGAGATGAATTTGACGATGAGGATATTAACACCACAAAGAAAGCTTTTCAAGCCATACTTAACACTCTTGAATTAGCTCCTGGTGATAATGTTACTACAGTTGTATTCCCGCCTAATGTTAAATGCGAATCGGTAAGTTCTGAGCTCTATTAATCATTAATATAATAAAAAAACAAATCAATGGCGATAATATATAGTTACCCAAAAAATACAGATATATTATCTACTGATGTTATAGTTGGTACTTCAACAAGAGTAGTTAATGGTAAAAGGAGGAATGTAACAAAGAACTTTGAGGTTAGCTCTATTGCTGAGTTTTATAACGAAACTAGTTCTATAGCTATAACCGGTCAAAACAATTTCTTTTTTCAAAACAACATTGCACTTGGTAGAAAACCAGGATCATTAAGTTTTGTAGCAGGAGGAGGAACGGGTACTAACTTTAATAGTATAACAACTATTAGAATTAGTAAATTTGCTACTTCTGGTAATCTAATGATAGATTATATAAATACATTTATAGATCAAGCTATAATTATAGCTCAGGCGGATGATTTGAATAACTTTGGTATTTATAAGTTTATTAGTATTACACAATCTATAGGAGAGCCTAATTTCTATGACATCGTAATAGAAGCGGTCAATGCTAATGGCTCTATACAAGAAGATAAGTTTTATGGATTTGCTATTTATCCTGGATTCGTTAATCCGAATATAAATCCTGGTAGTGATATTAATTTAACTACTACAGGATCATCAGGACCAGCAACATTTATTAGTGGTACTCTTAATATACCTATATATTCAAACTTGCCAATAAGAAGGAATCTTCAAGATGGTAATATAAATTATTGCGGATATGCTCCATTTGGAAGTTTAGAGAGTGAAGCAGTTTGGACAATAACAAAAATAACAGTTGCCTTAAATGGCAGTGTAACAACGACAGTAAGTAATAACGTAACATGGACTTCGGTTCCATTCTAAAATAAAATAATATGCCAATAGTAAGTACAAATCCAATCGAAGTAGAAGGAAATGTTTATCCATACTTTTTAGTAAATTTAGCTGTATCACCATTGATTAAGCCAAATGATGTAGGGGGTAGTGTAGCTATGAAACTAACACCTTACAGAGTTTTAGAGGATGGAAGTTCAGAAAGCTTACCTGATTATTCTACATCTATAAACTACCTAGACGTGTTCGAAAGTGGTGATGATGATGCCATTCAAGCAGCCGGAGCAATCATGTATGCTTTACAAGGATTTATTAACGCAAAAGGTTTATAATTTATGGCTAATTATAGAGCAGTCGCAAACGGGAATTGGAGTAGTTTAGCAACGTGGCAAGATGATAGTCTTGGATATTTTGCTAATTCTTCTGTATTACCTACAAGTGCTGATGATGTATATTCAAATAACTTCACTGTTACAATAGACGGAACAAGAAATGCAAATACTATAAGAAATACTGCATTTACACCACCTACGAATTTAGCGTTAATGTCTATTCCGCAGATGAGTTCAAATACTACACCAAGTGGTGCTGCTGCTGCGAGTAGTGCTGCAGGCGGAACTGCTGCTTGGAATGCTTTTGATAGAAATACAGGAACAATTTGGAATACTCCATCAGGTACTAATACGGGTTGGTTATCATATCAATTCCCAACAGGAAAAATAATAAAAAGATATGGTTTTTTTAGTGATTCAAATAATGCAAAAAATCCAAGAACTTGGACTTTTGAAGGTAGTAATAATGGTTCAACGTGGGTAACAATAGATACACAAACAAACTTTATCACAGGAGTTTCTACATTTTATTCTTTTGATATTTCTGCAAATACTACTTCCTATACTTATTACAGAATAAATGTAACTGCAACACAAGGCGGTTCAACAGTTGCAATAGCAGAACTTGAAATGTCAGAAGTAACTAACCTATATGGTGGTATAGTTGCAGGTGGTCAATTCAAATTTGCAAATGGTGGTAATTTAACTTGTGCTGCTTCAAACGCTATTGCGGTAGGTAATACAACACCAACTTTATTGTTTGATTTAGCAAGCGGAAATAGTGCTACATTTAATGGTAATTGTAATCATAATTTTGCAGTAACGAGTAGTACACTTATAAATTTTAATGGAACAGGAACGTTTAACATTTTAGGAAATTTGGATATTTCTTTTGTAGGTGGTTCAGTTGGAACAAGAAGAACACTTTCAATAAATTCAAATGGAATTATAAATATAATAGGAAATATAGATTGCGCAAGTAATCAAACAAATACAGTTAATACAATAGATGTAAATTCAAATTGTATAATAAACCACACGGGCACAATTACTGGAAGTGCTGTTGCTACACTAACTACAAATGGAGTTGCTTTAAGAATTTCAACATTATCGACTTATAATTTAACAGGTAATACAATTGCGGGTACTAATGCTGCTATAAGTTCAACTGTAACAACTAATATCAATGTAGTTGGAAACACAAATGGAAGTGCAAGTGCTCCTGCTATTTTAAACACAACTGCTCCTGCAACTATTGATTTATTAGGAGTAACAACTTCAGGAAGTGGCTCTCCTGCGGTGCAAGGACTTTTAACAACTTTTGTAAAGGTTAGAGGTAATGTAATTCACACAGATACATACGCAGCTATTTATGCAGGTAGAGTAGTAATAGATAACAACGTTACTTCGTGGCAATTTAAAGATTCTACAAACACAGTTACAAGAACTTTATATACTGCTGGAGTAGCTTTAGGAAATCCTGCTACAACTAATGTAAGAAGCGGTGTTACTTATGGTCCCTCTTTAGAATTAACAGGAACATTAATAGTACCAAATCCAAGTAATGTACTTTTTGGGGTTCCTACAGATAATACAACTGGTACATACTCAACAACTCCTGCTTTAATAGCTACTGAAATATTTACTAAACTATTATCTTCAACTGATTTTAATACATCAGGAAGTTTTGGTAAATTAGTAAAAGATAATTTAGACGCTCAAGTAAGTTCAAGACTTGCAACAGCATCTTATGTTGCTCCAGACAATGCTGATATTGCAGCTATTAAAGCTGTTACAGATACATTAACGGATGTTGCAACAGAAACAACTTCTTTAGCAATTAAAACAAAAACAGATTTAATACCAAATAATCCTGCAAGTGTAGAATCTGTAGGAGCTATTGTAGCAAGTTATAACATATAAAAAAAATTTAAAAAATGGCAATAATTTACAGTTACCCAAGGGTTACAACATTAAACAATTCAGATCTATTAATAGCTACCAGATTTGAAAACGAAGATAACGGCACCGCTAGAAATATAACTTTCACGGCTGATGCGCTTTTAGACTATGTGTCTTCTAATTATGCTCCTACATTAAATCAAGTATTAACAGCAGGCAATGTATCTTTACTAGACGCTTCTATTGGTAGTTTATATTTGTACAACCCTCATGCACCATCAGGAAATGGATATGTTTCTATTACAGGGGATAAAAATAGAATTAACTTTTTTGACAACGAAGGAGTTGATTTAGGGTATATAGCTCAAGATACGTTACGTTTAGATGATTTATCTACAGCGTTTAGTTTTCAAATTAAAAAACCTTCGGTATTAACAAATAATAGAACAGCAACTTTTCAAGACGCTTCAGGAACAGTAGCATATTTATCAGATATACCAGAAACAATTAATTATGGTTTATTTGCGCAAACAGGAAACTCTACTATTATAACAGGGACAACTGCTGAAAGCACATTAATAAATGGTGGAGAAGGGTCATTAATCATCCCCGCAAATAGTTTTAATGTTGGAGATAGCTTTAAAGCTGTTTTTGGCGGTGTTATGAATGCAGCAAATAATCAAACTATTAGAATAAGAGTTAAAGCAGGTTCCGTTGTACTTTTAGATAGTGGAGTTCAAACATTAACAAACTCAATAATAAGTGATATTTGGAGTTTGAATGTGGATTTTACAATAAGACAATTAGGAGCAGCAGGAGTTGCTTCAATAGTTACATTAGCAACATTCCATTATACAAAAACAAACAATGCAACAGTTGAAGGATTTGCTTTCAATAATATAAACAATACTACATTTGACACAACTGTTAGTAATACTTTAGATGTTACAGTTCAATGGGGTAGTACAAATGCGTCAAACAGTATCTATAGTGATATATTTATATTAAACAAAATATACTAATGAGTAGAAAAGAAAAAATAGATTTATTCCTAAATAAATGGGTGAGTCGTAAGTTAACGGTTTTTGTTGTAGCTTCCGTTGGATTATTCTCTGGAGTTATAACTTCAACTGATTGGGTTATAATTGGTACATCTTATATTACGATTGAAGGTGTTACTAATATTGTTGAACGTTTATTTAAAGCTAAATCAAATGGTTAAGAATAGATTGTTATATTTAGTTATTGTTGCATTGGTTGCAATTATATTATTACAGAGATCATGTGATGGTATTTTTGGTTCAGCGGAAGAGCAAACGACAATCAAAACAGATACCGTTTATAAGCATATTCATGATACTATTACAAAAGATGTAAAAGTAATACATACAGAATATGTGCCTATTGATAAACCTGAATATACGCCAGGAGAAACTTTAGATACCTGTAAAGCAAGATTTCAAGATCTTTTAAAAGAACATTTAACTAAAAGAGTTTATGTTGATACATTGAAACTAGATAGTCTTGGATCAATAGTAGTTAAAGATACGGTTTGGATTAATAAGTTATATGGTAAAAGAACTTACGTAAAAGATTATAAAATACCTTATATAACAAAAACAATTACTACAGTAGAAAAAGAAAAGCCAAGGCGTCAACTTTATGTAGGAGGAAATGTATTCGGTAATACAACTGCTTTGCAAGCAATAACTCCAGGATTAGTATATAAGGATAAAAAAGATCGAATATATCAAGCAAACGTGGGGATAAATTTTGATGGAAGTTTTACTTTTGGTGTAGGAACATATTGGAAAATTAAATTAAATAAAAAATAATAAGTAATGGTAACAAGTGCAGAATGTTTAAAAAAATGGGGAGATCCAACGATTCCAACTAATGAATTAAAGTATATGACTTTATGGGATGTACCTACACATTTAGAATTAGGTGTTATTCCAAAAAGACTGTATTGTAATAAGTTAATGATAGGGCCGTTAATGCAAGCTTTCTCTAACATAAAAGATAGAGGCTTAATAGAGGAACTAAAAACATGGGACGGTTGTTTTAACGTTAGAAGAAAAAGAGGATTGAAGTCAATGTCTTTGCATTCTTGGGGAATAGCCATAGATATAAATGCTGCTTGGAATGGTTTAGGTAAAGAACCTACTATGTCACCTAGATTAGTAAAGTGCTTTACGGATTGTGGTTTTGAATGGGGTGGAGTATGGACTAGGAAAGATGGGATGCACTTTCAATTAAGAAGTATATAATATGTAAATTTCGCTTAAAACAGGTAATATATATATTAAATTAAATTCAATTAAATTATGAGTGATGAAATAGTAAAGAATCTTAGCTTTGGCAAAGAAGCTAGGAATAATGTTTTTGCTGGTATCGAGAAACTTACAAAAGCTGTTAGTTCAACGTTAGGTGCTGGTGGAAAATGTGTAATGCTAGAAGATAGTAAGGGTAGACCACTAATCACAAAAGATGGTGTTACAGTTGCGGATAGTATTACATTATTAGATCCCGTAGAAAATATGGGAGCAAGACTTTTGAAAGAAGCTGCTAGAAAAACGGTTAAGGAAGCAGGAGATGGAACAACAACCGCTACGGTATTAGCTCATGCAATTTTAGAAAAAGCTTATGCAGCTCAGGATTCATTAAGTCAAAGAGAATTAAAAGAAGGTATTGAATCAACAGTAGAACAAGTTGTTGCATATTTAGAATCTATTAAAGTACCAGTGACTGGAGATATGATAGATAACATTGCTACTATATCAGCAAACAATGATGCTAACTTAGGTAAAATTATTGCGGATGCTTTTAGAGCTGTTGGTGAAACGGGAATAGTTATGATGGAAACATCACCAAATGCAGAAACTGAAATAGAAGTTATTGATGGTGTTCAATATGATAAAGGCTTAGTAAATTCACATTTTATTACTAATCCAAACAAGAGAGTTGCTGAATTAGAAAATCCATTAGTATTACTTGTTGAATCTCCAGTTGAAACAATAAGGCAAATACAATCGGTTTTAGAATACGTTATAAAAGCAAATAAACCTTTGCTTATAATTGCAGATATGGAGCAAACTGTTTTAACTGCTCTGGCAATGAATAAAGTGAAAGGAAATATAAAAGTAAATGTTATCAATGCACCAACTTATGGCGTAAGCAAAAAAGATACATTATCTGATTTGGCATTGTTAACAGGCGCTACTATTATAAATGAAGATCTTGGTGATGATATGGATCTTATAGATATAAGCTGTTTAGGTAGTTGTTTAAAGTCAATAACTAACGATACAGAAACCATATTACATGTAGGAGAAACTACGGATGAAGTTCAAACTTTAATTAATGAATTAAAATCACAGTTAGAAGGCAACCTACAACCAGGAGAAGTAATCAGATTAGAAAGAAGACTTGCTAGATTATCTGCCAAAGTAGCAGTAGTGAAAGTTGGCGCTGGTTCTGATATTGAATTAAAAGAAAAAGCAGATAGAGTTGAAGACGCGATTTGCGCAACTAAAGCCGCAATCAAAGAGGGTATTGTTCCTGGAGGAGGAATTGCTCTTTTAGATGCTTCTAATAAAATTGAAGTTATTAAAAATGGAGGAGATGTGTTGTTAGAAGCTATTAAGGCTCCGTTTAAGACAATATTAACTAACGCAGGTATTGATATACCAGATTATAAAGATAATCGCTTAGAAGGATCCGGATTAAATGCAATAACAGGAGAAGTAGTTAATATGATTGAAGCAGGAATTATAGATCCTTTATCTGTTACAAAAAGCGCATTACAAAATGCAGCATCTGTAGCTATTACAATATTGTCAACTGATTGTGTAATTAATAATTTAAGAATCAATGAAGGCAATAGGTAATAACATTATAATTTTACCTAAGAAGGTAGGATTATCAAAAACAGAAAACGGATTATTATTAAAAGAAAAAGATAAAGAAAACATCCGATATAAAGAAGCTATTGTAGTTTCAGTAAGTGATGATATTAAATGTATAAAGCAAGCAGATGTTATTTACTATGATAAGGCTGCGGGTCATGGAATAGAGTTCGAAGGAAACGATTACCAGGTTATAAGATTGCAGGATGTTGTAATAGTTCTATGAGAAAACTAGAAGCAAAAGATATAAAGGATCTTGGGATATTAAAGCATTATAGAGTAATACGTAAATGGGCTTGTAGAAATTATGATCTTACAGATGCTGATTTAGAATTATTAGTATATTTTGATTGCATGGAATATTTTACCAAGCAAGATTATAAGATAGGTACATACGCATATAGTTGGGATAATAGGCGCTGGAACAATTTGTTAAAAGAAGGATGGATAGTAGTATGGAGAAATAGAAACCATACAACCCAGAAATATAACATATATAAAGTTTCTTTCAAGTGCAAACAACTAATAAATAGAATGTACCGAATTATGCTTGGAGAAGAGGATATTCCAACAACAGCAAGAAGTAATAAAATAATGAAAAATAATACATATACTGATATTGTATTACGAACAGCAATAAATAATTTAAACAAAGATAAAACAAGATGAGATACAGTAGTAAATTAATGAATCCTGTGAGTAACCCTAGTGCGGCTATAAATAATCCAACAATAACGCCAAGCACTCCGACTGTTACAGATATGAGTTCTCCTATTACTCCTATTACACCACCAACGCCTAAGTCATTTAATCCAGGTATAAAACCAAGTGGTGCTCCTGTAACATTTAATCCAAATGCTCAAGCTACAATGACTGGTGCTTTTGGTGTACCAATGGAAGGAACTTATGATAGAGCTATTAGTCCTACACAAATGAATAAACTAACCTACTAATTATAAATTAAAAAATTATGAAATTCATTAATAACGAAAAAGAACCTCACTTAATTAAAATGGAAAAACCAGGTGTTTCTGGATTAAATCATTTGTGGGATGGACCATTAGATATGACTAATTACCCTAAAGGAGAAGGATCTAGTAGTGGTAAGAACGGAATGAAAATAAAACTTGCTGGATGCAAATATGACTCTTCGCCTATTACACAACGAGCAAAATGTAGAATGTAATGGGAGTAGAAGACATTAGACTATATGGCTTAAATATAATAGCTTTTTCTTTATCATTAACAGCCATTGAGCCAATATTAAAAATAATTTTACTTATGCTTTCTATTGGTTATACTATTATTAAAATACATAGTCATTTTGAAAACAAGATAAAAAATAAAAAATAAATATTAAAAATATAAATAAGATGAGAAACGTAGCACAAGAAGTAATAAGTGAAGTTAGGTCAAAAGTGCAATCTGGGTCTAAAGCTCAAGGAAGAAGAGCAGCAGCTAAAGCAAAAAAAGCATCACCTGCTTCTACAGCAGCAACTACTGCAACAAAAACAACAACGCCTGAGCCAAAGCCAGGAGGCAAAAATGTAGCTGTTAAAACAAAAACATCAACGACTCCGGTTATGCAGAAAAAAGGTATGGCTAAAAAAAAGTTACCTGTTGCTAAAATGAAAAAATGCTAAATAAGCATGGCATTTAAAATGTCAGGTCCTCCTTATAATATGCATAATACGCCAATATATAGTAAGGACATGGATGACAATATTCTCGGAATGGCGCAATCAAATGGTACAATACTAATAAATAAGAATGTATCTCCTATTGAGCTAAAAAAGAATAAAACGGTTGAACATGAGATGGTACATGTAGATCAAATAAAAAGAGGCGATTTAGGATACGATGAAAACAATGTTTATTGGAAAGGAAAAAGGTACTCTCGCTCTAATATGAATGAGGGTGCCAAAAACCTACCATGGGAGATGGAAGCTTATAAAAAACAATAAATTTGCGTAATAATAATATTATAACTTTAATTTAATTTATTATGAAAAATTTATTATTAACATTAGTATTATTATTGGCTTTTTCATTTGTTAATGCTCAAAAATTAACACCTAAATTTTTAGAAGGTAATTGGGAAACAGAATTTCACAATGTTGAATTTAAGATTGTGAATAAAAAAGAATTAAAAATAACTATTATATTAAAAGAAATCAATGAACCAATTGATGTTCTGTCATATAAAATTCACGAAGGAGCTCTTTATATGGAAACATATTATGCTCCTAATAATTGGGCAGCGGTTGGTAAAGTTGTTTTTTTAAATAATGATACTATGGTAGAAGATGTTGTATCAAAACATTCTGGCACGTTAATATATAAAAGAAAACTAAACAATTAAAACAAAAAAAATGGCTTACAAACAAACACCAGGCAGAGGATCTATGCCTAAAACAGGAAGAGGTCTTCCTCCAACGTTAATGAGTTGTTCTCCAATGAAGCAACTTGATTTTGAATATACAAAAAAGCACACAACAGCTGTTGATAAATTTAATAAAGCTATTGAGTCTAATAAAGGTAAAGAAAATATTGAAAAAGGTCAACAAATTTCTTTAGACCCACAATCTGGTGTTGCAAAAAGTAATCCTGCAATTCACACTACAAAAAAAGTAGGTGGGTTTCTTGAAGAACGAGACACTAAAGGAGGACTTGTGAAAAGTGTTCAATGGAATCCAACTTCTCCAACAGGAGGTGCAGAAGCTGAAAAATTAGTAAAAGATGTTGAAAGAGCAAATAAGATTAAAACGTCTCAAGCTAGTAAAAATGCAGGATTTGCAAATTTAGGATCTGGAAGAACAGCCCCTAGCACTCCGGAACAAATTCAATCTATGAAAAACAGAGGAAGAATTACAACTAGATAATTATGAATATATCTAAAACAGGCTATAAAAAAAATAGCAAAGACAAAAACAAACCATATAATGTAATACCTAGTGGTAACATAACAATGAAAGATGTTGAGTTTGATGTTTTAGGTATAGATAATTTAGGTAATAAAAAAGTAATGAAGCCAGGGAGAGATTATACTTTTCCTGGTGACATTGTTTTAGAAGTGTCATTAAAAAAAGAAAGTTTATATAACAGAATATTTAAAAAAATAGCAGGTGGGAGGTAAGGTATCTCACGGGTCTCATAAGCCCGCATAACTTGGTTCGATTCCATGACGTTGCTACTATATTAACAATTAAATTAAATAAAATGGAAGTAGTAAGACAAATTACAAAAGAACAATTAGAAACTATTACTAAGCATCAAAAAGACTTAGCGACATTACTATCTAATATTGGTTTATTAGAAACACAAAAACATGCGTTATTACATCAAGTTGCTGAAGTAAATAGAAACTCAGAAGAATTCAAACTTGAATTGGAAAAAGAATACGGAGCAATCAATATCGATCTATCTGATGGATCATATACTGAGATTGAGCAAACACCAAATCAAGAGCAATAATGGATTCAATAGTTAGAAAAACTGGTTCATGTAAATTGTGTTTGATAGAATCCGAATTAGTTGATAATAGCAGATATTGTAGGTCTTGTAGAAATTTAAAGTGTAGAGCTTTGAGATATAAAATTACGGAAGAACAAGTCTTAGACTTATTATTAGAAGATACTTGCGAAATATGTAAATCAAAATGCTTTGGAAAAGATAAAGTTATTGATCATTGCCATTTATCCGGCAATATTAGGGGTATTTTATGCAGAAAATGTAATTTAGGGCTGGCTCATTTTAATGATAACATAGAAATGTTTATAAATGCAATTAAATATTTAAAAAAATGAATTCTATAAGAAAAATAAGCATTGGACCAGATTATAAAGAAAACGCTATGCACTATTCAATAAACCAAGAAGTATACGGGGGGCATAAAATCTCCTATATACTATTTGATGAAAAGGACAACTCCTACAATATATATATTAAGAAAGAAGATGAAGTAATGCCATGGAAAAAATTTAATTCAAATATGGCAATATCTGTTGAATATGATTTAGAATACTAATGAATATGACAGCTGTATTTGATTTTATAATTAAACCGGTAGGATCTAGATACAATAACAGCATTGATATTGATGGGAATCAATTAATATTGAATACCAGAATAGAAAGTTTTAAATCAGTTAATAAATTAGCAGAAGTTGTTTCTGTGCCTTTAGCTTTTGAAACGGATATAAAACCTGGTGATATTGTTGTAATACATCATAATGTATTTAGACGCTTTTATGATATTAAAGGTAAACAAAAGAATAGTCGATCATATTTTAAAGAAGATTTATATTTTTGTTCATCGGATCAAATCTATTTATATAATAGAGATGGTGAATGGAAATCTTATGGGGATCGTTGTTTTGTAAAACCTATAAAGAATACTGATCAATTTAAGCTAGATAAAGAACGTAAACATATTGGAATATTAAAATATGGAAATGATTCCTTAAACAAGCTTAAAATCACTCCTGGTGACCTAGTTGGATATAAACCTTATGGTGAATTTGAGTTTATTATAGATGGCCAGAGATTATATTGTATGAAATCTAATGATATTGTAATTAAATATGAATATAAAGGAAACGAAGCTGAATATAATCCGAGCTGGGCAAAAAGCAGTTGAGGAATTAATAAAAGTAGCTGAAGAAAAAATTGTAGATAGTGGAGATGATATATCTGCTGATAGATTAAAGAACGCAGCAGCTACAAAAAAGCTAGCTATTTTTGATGCCCTTGAAATCCTTAATAGAATACAAGAAGAAGAGCGAATGATAGAGGAGTCTGAAAAAACTACAGAAGTAAAAGTTTTTAAAGGATTTGCAGAAGGGAGGTCTAAATAATGTACGAACAAACTTTATATAGAGAAGTCACTGATCATATTAAGCCAAATATAATAAAACAAAAGAACAGACATAACAAATGGGAGTACGGTTATAACCGCGAGCATGATGTTGTTGTTATAAGTAAGACAGGCAAGATTGGTGAAATATATGAAATTCAAAACCTTAAAATTGCTTTACCTTTAATAGAGGATGCATATAAAAGGTCTAATAAACCACAAGATCAATATTGGGAACAAATAGAATTACCAAAAGAATTGTCAAAAATAAAAAGTGTTTTTGACTGGAACAAATATCCAGATACTTTTAAAGAAAATTGGTATGATTATATTGATCAAGAATTTAAAAATAGAGAAGAGGGTTTTTCATTTTATAATAACGGAAAACCAACTTATATAACGGGTACTCATTATATGTACTTGCAATGGAGCAAGATAGATATTGGTGCGCCAGATTTTAGAGAATCTAATAGATTATTCTTTATATTTTGGGAAGCTTGTAAAGCAGACAATAGATGTTATGGTATGGCCTATTTAAAAAATAGACGTTCAGGATTTTCATTTATGTCATCTGCAGAATTAGTTAATCAAGCGACCATATCAAGTGATTCAAGATATGGTATACTTTCTAAGTCGGGAGCAGACGCTAAAAAAATGTTTACAGACAAAGTTGTACCAATATCTATAAATTACCCATTCTTTTTTAAACCTATCCAGGATGGTATGGATAGACCAAAAACAGAATTAGCATATAGAATACCAGCATCAAAGCTTACTCGTAAGAAACTTGATGCTAATGAAAAGTTAGAAGAATTAGATGGACTAGATACAACTATTGACTGGAAAAACACTGGAGACAACTCTTATGATGGTGAAAAGTTAAAGTTATTAGTACATGACGAAAGTGGTAAATGGGAACGTCCAGATAATATATTAAACAACTGGCGAGTTACTAAAACTTGTTTACGATTAGGAGCAAGAATTATTGGTAAGTGTATGATGGGTTCAACATCAAATGCTTTAGATAAGGGAGGCGAAAATTTTAAAAAGCTTTAT